AATCGCGCACGTCGTTACGCGCTGAATTTTCGTGTATATGCCCCATCGTAAATACATCGTAGCCCTCGAATGATTCCATAGCACGCGTTAAATTCAATGCGCCCTTTGTAACTATTCCGCCGCCACCGTTACCGTGAAAATATTTTATCTTTGTCGCCATCCGTGTATTTGCACGAACTTTTTGATTAACAATAAACCAACCGCCATAACCGCCCGTCATTATATTTGACCCAGCTTTGTAATTAAGTAAGGTAACGAACCTTTGTATAATATCCGTTTCGTGTTTTCGTATAATAGACGTTTCGTGATTGCCGTAACCAATTACAGTTATTAAATTAGCATACGGCAAAAAGAAATCTACGGCGGTTTCAACTATACTATCGAAGTACCTTGCGTTATTGTGTTCGGGTCGAATGTCGCTTTTTACTTTTCTGAAGTCATAAGCCCCCTGCATTAAACAAAAGGTATCTCCATTGAACATTACGGGAATATTGTTTTTTAAGCAATAGTCTAAATCGTGTTTTAGTAAAGCCCAATCGCATTTAGGGTTATCCCAGTGTATGTCCGAAAACATACCTAATTTAAACAGCGTTCCATCTACACGCAATTCGTGTATATTGTTAGCGTGTTTTATTAGGTTCATATATTCAATTTTTGCGCAGCTTTTTTAAATAAGTATGCAACTATTAAACCTAATAAAAAACCTATTAACAATAAATATAAATTAGGGCGTTTTTTTGATTTGGCTTCGGCTTTTGCTTCAGCTTGTTTTGTCTTTTCTTTTATCCTGATTGTGTCGCGTTGAAACCTTAACTCGGTTTTAATTTGCCATTTGGTTTTTGGAACGTAAACTTTTTTGTATTGAATAACAGTATCTTTTGTCGTTAGTATCTTTTCCCAAAAAATAGTATCGTTTACTACATAAGGTATTGAATCAATAGTGCTAATTCTTATTGTGTCGCCTGTTTCTTCGCATCTGTAACCTTTTTTAATTGCTTTGTTTAAATGGTATTCCGCGCTGCAAGAATACAAAAACACGAATAGAATTAAATACCTCATAAACCTTTTAACATATTAATTAATCTCGGACACGGGTAAACGTCCGATTTGTCTATTCTTACTGAGTTATGCGTAAACACGCCCTTTTCGCCTTTTAACGCCCTATTGTTTAAGGAAAATATATCTTCGCTATACTTTAAAGGTATTCCGTACGTTGAACCTAAATAAACTAATAATTCTTTTGTAGCCGCAATTTGTTTATCGGAATATTTGTGCCAAAATTTATGCTTCTTAAAAGGCGTGTCAAGTTCCGTTACCTCTGAAGCGTCAACAACGCCACCGACATAGTTATAATATTTTCCGCCTTTTTCTACTAAATACGCCCAGTTAGTAATTTCTATTCCTACGGAATATTTATCTAAATTTTTGTACGGCAGCCCTTGACCTTTAAACACGCTATCTTTTACGCCTAAGTGCCACGCCCACTCCCGCGAACTAAACGCCTGCGCTATTGTGCCGTCGTAACCAATTACAAAGGCAGTTGCTACGCGTTCTTTATTATTTGCCCATCCTTTAATAGTGGCAACCGCATTTTTATTGCCCGCAGTATGGTGTAAATAAATTTGATTTTTGCTTGTGTCTTCCGCAATATATTGCGAAGAAGGTAAACGTTCCTGAATTATTTTTGTAGTATCCATTAATTTTTAAACTTGTCGGCTTCTTGTTTTGCGCGTGTAACAAAATCTTTTAAACTTTTAAGTATGTTTTTACCCGTAACCGATTCATAAGATTCATTTATGGAAATAACTTCTGTAAATACACAAAACAACGCAACGGCTTTAGTTATTATTAATTCAATAGATATAAAGTGAGCCACTAAGTCCGCAGCAACGTATTTTTCTACAAAAAAAACAAAAGTAATTGCCAGCGTGTATAATAACGCTTTGCTTATTGTATTTGATAGCCTGCGCGACTTAAAAGAACGCCAACCGTTCTTTTTTACACTGCGCCATATTCCAAAACCTGTATCTAAAATAATTGCCAAAATGGCAATATAAATTAAAGGTTTTATCGGCGCTACAACTGACAACAAAGACGAAGAAATTATTAGTAATTTAGTTTTCATTATTTTTTAAGATGTTATGTCGCCATATAAATACCATTCGTTCGTATCCCTTTTATACAAATATGCAACGCTATATTTTCCCGTAGTTTTATTTTTGGCGTTTATACTTCTTAGCGTAACGCCCGCATCAGGTGTTACTGTAACCTGCCCGTCTCCATATTGAGTTAGAATAATAATAGTACCCGCCAAAAATGAAACGCTTGCATTTGTTGGTATCGTTAGGTTTTCCGCAACGGCGTAGTTTAATTCAACAAAACAATTTGCGTCTTCTATAACTAAAGTATGTTTTTTCGAGTACGAATTTTTTTTAACATTAATAATTTCGCTACCCAAAACGTATTTACTCGCAAAAACACCGCCGCCCGAATCTTCCGAAATCATAACGCGGTCTGTGGCTGCTATATTACTGCCCTTCGCGGGTAGCTGACTTATCTTTACATTTGCCATTTTCTATTTTTTTTAAATATACCTTTAAAAGATATACGTTTTTTTCTTTAGGTTTATACGAATAAACTATTTTTCTACTTTTTATATTACCCATCCTTTAAAATTAGTGTCCGTGTCGGGGTACATATCCCCGTTACTATTAGAATTATACTCAGGAAATAAATTAGTATTAAAACTAATATAATCTATAAATCTTTGTGTATAATGCTGCGCAATATGTCGTTCCTTTTCTATTAAAAAATCTATTTCGTTTTTTTCTACGTTATTCGCGTTTTCGGAATTATGCTTATAAACGCCTTTGTTCGCGATTGTATAGGCGGCAAAGGGTAAATATTCAACCATCGCCCAGTGTATTAACATCGGTTTAACATAGGTTTCTACAAGCGTTTCATAATCACCTGATAAGGTGCTTGCTATTATATCTGATTTTATTTTATTGAGCAAGTCAGTACCTAAATAATTTTGAATATGAATATCCTGCGCAATCTTAATAAACTGTATAAATTTATCAGTATCTACGTTGCCATTTACGGCAGTAAATTTAACTAAATCGTTTCGTGTTATTAGTAGTGCTTCTGCCATTATCTTACAATTTTTCTTTTACGTTGTGGGTTGCTTGGTAAAAAACCATAATTCGGCATATCTACGGGGCGCGTGCTAACTAACTTTGGGTTTTTAATTACATAACCAAATTTTTCGGCTTTCTTCACCGCAATTTGTTTTAATTCTTTGCTGTTTACGTCAATAGCCTTTCCGCTAAATGTAGCGTAAACCTGTTTATTCCAACGGTGGTGGCAATTACCGCCGCCCTTATACAACCAAATTGAATATAAATCATTGCCGTTAGGACCCCAACCCGCGTTTACTACTTGCGTACCCATATTTTCAATGTCTTCTTTTCGGTATATTTTTCCCGCCGCTATCATTTTACGGCAAAACTCGCGCGTGTTTGCGTGTACTTCACCCGCATATACATACCGCGTAATAAACTTAATTCCGTCTATAACTTCGTCTTGTTTGCTTGTTATATTTGGTCTATTATCGCCCGTGCTTACAAAGTTGTATATCTTACTAAACAAAGATTGCTTTCGTTCTTTTGTAAGCATTTGCGTTTCTTCATCGTCCGTATCGTAATTTACTGGGTATTCGTCTATTAATATCCATTCTTCGTTAGGGTCTTCGCCAAGTTCTATTAAGGCGTTTGCTATTTGATTATCGGAACTTAATTGCGTTGCATCTGCGCCAGTTTCTTCAACCGTTTGTTCTTCAGTAATTGCGTTTTCTAAATCTGTAAACTCTAAAGGTTTTAACGTTCTAAAATATGTTTTTAAAGCTACGCCGTTATATGCTAAAATAGTGTCAACCGCATCTAAAATTAATTCCTGCATAGGTCGAATTACCATATTATCAAATAAAATAAAAGAATTTTGTAATTCGTCAGCATTTGAACTAAAACCATTCGTGGAAGCAATACCAAATAATAAAGGGCTTGTAACGTTGTGTCCCAGCATAATTTTACGCAAACATTCATCGCTTAATGTATTGTATAAATCGGGCGCGTCGTTCACGGGCATTGAATCTACCGTTGTTTTACTATCTTGGTTGTTA